GCCGTATTCTGTCGGAAAAGATCGCCGTCATCGAACGCCAGCGACACCGCGCCAGCTATTCAGGCGGTCTCGCCGTCGCCTCGCAGGACGAACAAATCAAGCGTCTCCGCAAGGACAGAGGGTTTACCGTTACTCGCATTGCCAGGTATCTGGATATTGATCCGGTGGTGGTCTGTGACGTGTTGGGATTGGATCGAGCGTGGGCGAAGTGCTGATGAGTACGATCAAAGACTATCAGAAATTATTGGTTCGCAAGGCAATCCAATTTGAGCCGCGCGGGCTGGCGAAGGTGCCAAAACTCAGTACGCATATGTTTCCGCATCAAACGTCAGTCTGCGAGTTTGCTTTGCGGACGGGGTGCAGTGGGGCCTATCTCGCGACCGGGATGGGCAAGTCGCTTGTGTCGTTAGAATTTGGCCGCGTTATCGTTGAGCACACCAATAAGCCTGTTCTCATGCTCGCGCCGTTGGCTGTCGCCAACCAACATGAGCGTGAGGCTCATAAGTTCGGCATCGACGCTAAGGCGATCAAAGATTCGTCCGGCATTAGTGGCAATCGCGTATACATCACGAACTATGACAGGCTTCAATTGTTTGATCCGACGGTGTTTAGCGGCGTCATCATTGATGAGTCCAGTTGCCTTAAAAGCTATGGCGGCAAGACTTCGCGCGCCATTATCGACGCGTTCGCCCACACGCCGTTCCGGCTGGCGGCATCGGCAACCCCGTCTCCCAATAATCACATGGAAATGGGCCAGCAGGCCGAATTTCTCGGCGTTATGCGCCAGATGGAAATGTTGTCTCGGTGGTTTATCAACGATACCAGCACGGCCAGCAAGGTCTGGCGTCTCAAGGGGCATGCGGTCGATAGCTTTTGGGATTGGGTCGCATCGTGGTCGCGGTGCATGGCGAAGCCGTCCGATCTTGGGTTTTCCGATGAAGGGTTCGCGCTGCCGGAACTCATCACGACCACGCACTTGATCAGCGCTGATCGCAGCGTGAATACGGGAGCCGAAAAAGACGGCCAGTCGCGGCTGTTCCGTATTCCCGAAACGTCAGCTACGTCGATCCACCAAGAAAAGCGGATGACCGCTGACGCGCGTGCGGCGTTGGTTGCTGGCCTAGTTCAAAACGAGGCGGATGAGCCGTGGATTATATGGGTTGATACAACATACGAGGCTGACGCGATGAAACGTGTTTTGCCGTCAGTTGTCGAGATACGCGGCGATATGTCGGCCGACGAGAAAGAAGAAAAAATAGTCGGATTTTCCAATGGAACGGTCAAGTATTTATTAACGAAATCGTCAATCACAGGTTTTGGCTTGAATTGGCAACATTGTGCCCGCATGGCCTTTGTGGGGCTTTCATTCTCGTTTGAGAGCTATCACCAAGCCGTTCGGAGGTGTTGGCGATTTGGCCAGACGCGTCCGGTTTACGTTCACATTGCAATGGCGGATACGGAGAGAGCCATCATTGATGTTGTGACACGCAAGGCCGATGACTTTGAGGAAATGGGCGCGGCTATGGCCGCCGCCATGGCGCGGGCCACCAATCTGCAAAAGGCGCGGTTGCCCTATGAGCCAGCACGTCGTGTTGCGGTGCCTGCATTCATGACGGGAGCGTAAGACATGGCGACGATACTCAACCAATCAAGCGGTAAGTCGTGGACGGCTATCCACGGGGATAGCGGACATGCGTTGACAGACCTGCCGACGGCATCAGTCGGATTTTCAATCTACTCCATCCCATTTTTGGATCTTTTCGTATATTCAGACAGTGCCGCAGACCTGGGTAACACCAAGAACGACGCCGAATTTTACGAGCAATACAGCCATATCGTTCGAGAAAAGCTTCGCGTGACAAAGCCGGGCCGCCTGTCTGCTGTCCATTGCACGGACCTTCCTACGCGCAAAGGTAAGGATGGCTTTATTGGGCTTAAGGATTTTTCAGGTGACATCATTCGCACGCATCAGGCGAATGGCTGGATTTATCATTGTCGGGTGACAATCTGGCGTGATCCTGTTGTCGAGATGCAGCGCACCAAGGCGCTCGGGTTGCTTTACAAGCAGTTGTGTAAAGATAGCACCATGAGCCGCGTTGGCTTGCCTGATACGATGCTGGTCTTTCGCGCCCCAGGAGAGAATGCGGAGCCGGTTGGCAAGGACAAAAAAGAGTTTCCCGTCGATCTATGGCAGAAATGGGCAAGTCCCGTCTGGATGGACATCGACCAGACTGATGTTCTGAATGTCCGCGCCGCGCGATGCAGTGACGACGAGAGGCATTTGTGCCCTTTACAATTGGGGGTTGTGGGTCAAGCCGTGCGGTTGTGGAGCAACAAAGGGGACGTTGTTTTGAGTCCTTTCATGGGCATTGGCAGCGAGGGATGGGGAGCCATCAAGGCCAAAAGGAACTTCATCGGCTGCGAGCTTAAGGAAAGCTATTGGCGGCAGTCCTGTAAAAACCTCGCGCAAGCCGAATCCGAATTTAGCGGCGGTGATCTTCTTGATCTGATGGGGGCCGCATGACGCTCATCATTGATTTCATTTGTGGCAACTGTCCCGTACAAGCGGAGGGAACGATCAATGGCGTTCCATTCTATTTCCGCGCTCGCGGGCAGATGTGGAGTTTGGGCGTCGGTGCCGATCCTGTTGGAAGTCCGGATTGGGAAAGTGACGCCAATTGGGGCGATAACGAATACGCCGCTGGTTGGATGACGGACGAAGAAGCGGAAGCGATCATCCGTCGCGTGGCAGCTTCATATGCAGCAGGCGAAGGCCCGTCACGCACGTTTGTGCGCGTCGCGCCAAAGCAGACACCCACTGACGGCTTACCGTTGTTTGACGGTGGCAACACATGATCCAATTCCTCAAATACGTCCCGCACTCCGAACTCCTGCACCATCTTGCGTGTGGTTGGGTCATCCGCGATGAACTGCATGACACCAATCACGGGCATTTCAGCGTTTTAATGATTTGGAGTGGGGATGGGGAACCATCATGAAAACTACTCCCGAACAAGAGGCCAAGAAAGGCGCGACCCGTTCAGCCCTTATGCGAATGTTCGGCATCGACTATTTCGAGGCCGATAGGATCGTTAGAAAGTGCGTTGGGTCGAAGTTCCCTGAGATCAAGGCATCCAATGAAAAACGAAGCGATAGCCCTTTGGCACAAACTGATCGAAAAACAGACGCGAGAAGCCAAGGAACTTGCTGAGCTTCACGAGAAGCAAAAGAAAGCGTTTGGGTCGCTGATGCAATTCACGTGCGACCTGGACTGCGCCAGCGGTGTTGACGATCTAGTTCGTGCGAGCGAAAGCAGTTTTGAAGCCTTGCGCGAAGGACTATCGTCTATTGTGGGGTCGATGCCGACATACAACCCGCGCGTCCAGTTTGAGAACGGTGCCAAGCCTTACACGGAATAAGTCATGAAACAGAATAAGTTGGACCGCGCCGAATTGGTCGCCCGAGGCCCGGATATCATATCTCATTTGCCGTATCGAGAATACGACACATCGTGGGTCAACGAAGACGATATCACAGGGGCCATACTGGTTGACGGCGAGACGATGCTGTATTGGCTTCCTGATGGCGTTGAAGATATCAAGAAAAACACGAGGGTGCCCAAATGAGCGGACTTACCGAGGATGAATGCGCTACCGCAACGGAAGCCATGGAAAACGCCGCCTGCTTTGTTGTCGATCTTTGGTCCCATATGAACGAAGGCATTCCGTTAACCCATGAGTACGTGGCCCAAGCCATGATTGAATATGGCCTTCTGGAACAGCGCCCGATGACAGCGGAAGAACTAGCAGCCGAGCAACCCAACTCTGGTAACGATGTTATTCTCTCTGTTTCGGATGGCCTTTTGATGGCCGTCGAGGCAATTGAAGATAGTCTCGATGAACCGCAAATGGAAGTCGTCGCGTGACCGTTTTAGCGTGGTTGGCGCGGCTGGATACCTTCAAGTGGAACTGTTTCGCGCCGCCAAATTCGAGATCGATGCTGGGCCGGACCAGCAACAGTGGGCTGGCGCAGACGGCTGGTGCATGTCGATATATTCGCAATATCGCCTTGGAACAGCGCGCGAGCGATGGTGAAGGAGAGTGCCCATGGCACACTTTAAGGAACCTCGGTCCCTTCATGGACCGAGAGGATGTCAGGACTAGCCAAAGGGCACATCATGAAAGACATTGACCACGAAAATTACAATGAAATCGAAGAGCACGAAGCGGATCGCATGTTGGCCGAAGTGGATGCCTTTTGTTACGAAGCCCGCGTCGCGGCGATGAATTTCGCCATGCATATCGGCAAGGAAAACAAGTTTGCGACAGCCTCCGATTATGTAAAGGCAGCCGCCGAGGTCTATACATTTCTCATCAAGGATTGCGTTGTGCCGGTGGACCCGGATGAGACTTATGATGCGTCAGCCATGGGTCGCAGAAATTAAGGTGGAAAACGTGGAATTCGGCGTTGTGTCGCTGTGGCGTGCGTGTCAAGACAATCTTACCGACAACCACCCGCTAGATGACCGCCATGACCGCACATATCATCGATTTCCAGCATTCCAAAAACCGCCGTTACTTCGCGAAAGTGACGGGCTACGAAAGTTCGTTCGCCGATCTTGCGCTTGGCGAAAAAGTCGAGTTCCTGCTTGAAAACGGATCGACGTGCGCCGGCTGGAAATCCAGCCAATGCGATCTTGGGCCTGTGTATTGGGCGAATGACATCTTGAACGGCGGCTTTCGGCGTGTGTTTCCGATTGGATGGAAACTGCTTCCGGTCAATTTGCGGGAGCCGGCGTGATGGAACAATTTTTGGCCGAGCGCATTTCAGAAATTCTGATGGCTGATCCTGATATCTCCTATGCAACAGTTGCCGACGTCGTTGGGTGCAGCAGAAATTTTGTCGGATGGGTGGCGCGGAACAAGCTGAATTTTGATTATCGCTGGTCTCCCGTTAGTGCGGAAGACAAGAAGAAAATTGCAGCAATGATTGGGGCGCAGCTTTGCGATGCTGAAATCGCGCGGCAACTTGGATTACATGCGTGCACGGTTGGTGATATTCGACGCCGCAATGGTATCAAGTCTATTTATCCCAGCGTTGTGTTTACCGAAGCACAGCGTCGTCGCGCAGTTCGGTTGGTGAATGAAGGAAAATCATTCGGCGAAGCTGCCATGGAACTTGGCATGACGCGAAATGCCGTGGCGGGTGCCGTTAATCGTGCCCGCCAGAAAAAAGCGGCATGAGCACGGGACGAAAAATAAAAATTCCGGGATATACGTTTGACAAGAACGGTAAACTCAAACGATTCCCGAAGGGTCTGTCTGTTTCGACGAAGATTGCCAGGCGGAAGAAGCCGAAAGTCAGCTACAAACGCGGTAACTGACGTGTTTATAAAAAGAGACAATATAGACATGAGCCATAAAACGTGTCGATTGAATCATCATGAACGAAGTAAACGCGACTATTGCCGCCAAGATGCGTGCCCAAGGCAAAAGCATAGCCGAGATTGCCGAACACTTTGGCTGGACGGAAAAGATGGCGCGCGTGTTTATTGAGCGCGGCCGAGACACGGATAGGTTCAACGAATATCAAGCGATGTGGCACGACGTGAACGCGCCGTTGGCGCAAAGGGATTATTGAAATGAGAACCGCGACAGCCGCCGTTGTGTTGGTTTGCGCGTTTGCGTTCCAGGCCCATAGTGATCAATGGGTGAATGATACTCTTGGCTGTACGGGCGGTTTTATCGATAACCAATGCTTGCGTGTCGTTCATGGGGCTCCGCACGAGATTGCGGAAAGACGCCGCCGCTATGAGGCCAAACGCACGGAAATGGAGATAATCTATCGAGGGCGTGACCGCTCGCATGAGCGTGAAACGGAAAGTATTGTCTACCGCGAGAACCGCCGTCTCGACCGGGAAGATCGATATCGGGATGAGCGCCGCGACCGTGAGGAACGGCGCGATGATAGGCATGACCATTTTTCGGAACTGGACACGTCCCCGCGTTGTCGCGACCGCCGCAGAACGGTTGGCATTGAGCACGTCAGCGAAAACGGGGCGCGCAAGGCAGCGGAGCGGGCATGGCAAGAATTGGTTCGGTTTGATGCCGGAGAAAAGGTAAGTGATCTCACCTATGCCGAAGATGTCCGCTATAGCTGCAGCCGGTCATCGACGGCCGAAAGCATCATATCCAAGGCAGCAGAGAATGTCGGCGTGAGTTATATGCGATGCGCCATTGAAGCGCGCCCGTGCCGGCCTCGGGCCAGCCCCTTGGATAAATAATTTGGGCCAAGCGTGTCTTTGCCGCGCTAGCCCTTTTCAGCAAACACGTACACGCGTTCCGTTTCCGTGCGTTCATTTCAATTTTGCCGCTATCGGCAGGAGACGATACACATGAGAACCCTGACTGGCGCGGCTACGGCTGCGATAACATTGGCATTGACGGTAAATTCTGTTTTTGCGGCCGATTTGAGCAACGGCGCGGCGGCCGATCTTGAAGAGCGTGTTGCCGAACTCGAAGCGATGACCGCCGACAAGGGCACTCGCAAGACGACACTGGTCGTTTATGGCGAGGTTTCGACGGCGGTTCTATTCCAGGACAATACGGGCGGCCCTTCCGGAAATTCCTACAAGGGTATGGGCGACAATCCGAATGACCCGACCCGGTTTGGCTTCACGGGCGTTGGCAAGCTTTCTCCGGGTTGGACGGCCGGCTATCGCGTTGAAATCGGCGTGGACGGTCTTGGTGGCGTCGGTAGCGCCACCGTATCTGGCCATCCTGTAACGCTTGGTGGC